GTTGGTAGAAGACGAAGAGATGACTATACTGATGGCGCTGTTCGTATACCGGTAAACTCAGCAAACCCGTAGGAGATTAAATTATGGCAATAACATCAGCAATTTGTAATAGTTTCAAACAAGAAATTTTAGTTGGAACACACAATTTTACTGCTTCTAGTGGGCATACTTTTAAAATAGCTTTGTTTACTAGTTCAGCAACTTTAAACAAATCAACAACAGCTTATTCAACATCAAACGAAATTTCAAATACGTCTGGATCTGCATACTCAGCAGGTGGTGCAACATTAACAAGTGTTACTCCAACTTTATCGACAGATACTGCGGTATGTGACTTTTCAGATGTAAGTTTTACAAGTGCTAGTTTTACAGCAAATGGTGCATTAATTTATAACTCTTCTCAGTCAGACAAAGCTGTTGCAGCAATAGCTTTTGGAAGTGATAAAACTGTAACAAGTGGAACTTTTACAATACAATTTCCAACAGCAGACGCAGATAACGCTATTATCAGGATAGCATAAGGAGGGCCTCCTTATGTCAGAGACATCAATCTGGGGCGGAGATGATCCTCTCGTAGCATGGAATCAAAACTCTTGGCAATCTAATCAAGCAACCGTTTCACTAACAGGTGTATCAGCAACAACATCAGTTGGAGATGTAAAATCTTTTCCTGAACAAGGTTGGGGCTCTGATAGTTGGGGTGATGAAAACTGGGGTGAAAGTTCTTTTACGGTTGAAGTTTCAGGTGTTAGTTCAACAACAGCAGTTGGTTCTGTAACCGTTTCAGCAGAAATAAATTCAGGTTGGGGTAGACAAGCTTGGAATGATAATGCTTGGGGTATTCAAGGAACTATATTACTTGATGGTCAGTCAGCAACAACAAGTGTAGGTTCTATATCTCCTGCTGATGTAATGGGAGTCACTGGAGTTTCTGCAACATCAAGTGTTGGCGCACCTACTATAATTGGTAATGTTTCACTTACGTTAACTGGAGTTTCTGCAACTTCATCAGTTGGTTCATTATCTCCAGCAGATGTTATGGGTGTAACTGGACAAGCCGCTACTTCTTCAGTCGGATCAATATCTCCAGCAGATGTGATGGGAGTAACAGGAGTTTCTGCAACATCTTCTCTCGGTGATACAACTATAACATCAAATCCTTTAATAGCAGTAACCGGGTTATCTGCAACTTCAAGTGTTGGATCAATATCCCCTGCTGATGTAATGGGATTAACAGGAGTTTCATCAACTTCATCTGTTGGGTCTTTAAGCCCTGCAGATGTCATGGGATTAACAGGTCAATTGGCTACAACTTTAGTTGGAGAAATAGGAATTCAAGCATATCAAGACGTTGACACTGGTTCAAATACGTCGTATACAAGTGTTGCAACTGGGTCAAATACAAGTTATAGTGACGTAGCATAGGAGATAAAATATGGCATCAACATTTTCACCTTTAGGTATAGAACTTCAGGCAACTGGAGAAAATGCCGGTACTTGGGGTACGAAAACTAATACAAATTTACAATTAGTAGAACAATTAGCAGGTGGGTTTACTCAACAAGCTTTTAGTAGTGATGCAGATATCACTTTATCTGTATCTGATGGGGCTACTGGTGCAGTTCTTGCACACAGAGTTATAGAATTTACAGGAACAATATCAGCATCAAGAAACGTAACAATACCAAATGATGTACAACAACTTTATTTATTAAAAAACTCAACATCTGGATCTCAAAATGTTGTATTTAAATATGCTACTGGATCAGGCTCTTCTGCTACAATAGCAAATGGTAAAACAATATTAGCTTTTGCAAGAGCAGATGATTCATCAAATCCAAATATAACTGCTGTAGAATTTGGTGGAGATGTTGTTGATGATACATCACCACAATTAGGTGGTAATTTAGATGTAAATGGAAACGATATAGTATCTACGTCAGATGCTGATATTGACATTATCCCTAATGGAACAGGAGATGTTAATCTTGGAGCAGACACGGTTCAATTAGGAGACAACAATGCTGACGCAACTCTTACAACTCAAGGAACTGGAGATTTAATATTAAACACAAATAATGGTACAAATGCAGGCACAGTAACACTTGCAGATGGTGCAAATGGAGATATGACTTTAGCTCCAAATGGCACTGGTAGAGTAAAAATAACTAATGCTTCACCAGGAACAAGTTCAACACAAATAGCAACTACTGATGGAAAAGGTATTGTCTTCTCCATGGTTTTCGGGTATTAATATAGAAGGAGAATAAAAAATGGCAACACCGAATCTAGTAAATATAGCAACGATAACACCTAAAAATGCTATGGGTAGTTTATCTGATACAAACAGAACTACTATGATTGACGTACCTGCAGAAACTGCGGTAAGAATTGATACAATATTGTTAGCCAACATTGACGGATCTAGTGCTGTTGACGCAACGGTAGAAATTAGTAACGACAATGGTTCAACTTATTTTAAAATTGCAAGCACAATATCTGTGCCTGCAGATTCAACATTAGATTTAATTAGCAGACCTATCTATTTAGATGAAACAGACATTATAGCTGTTACAGCTGGAGCTGCAAACGATTTAGCTTTTCATGTTTCATATGTAGAGATGGTAGATTAATTTTAAGGAGGAAAGATAATTTATGCCTAGAATAATTAAACCAGCAGTAGGAAGTTTTACAGCATCAAACATTACGGTTGATTCATCAGGAAGAATTGTAGCTGCAAGTTCTGGTGCAGGTGCAGCTAACATGATAAGAACTTTTACTGAAAATGATAGTGGAACAGCTACATTTACTGCTCAACCAGGAACAAGTAAAATTCACGTTTATTTACGTGGAGCCGGCGGCGGCGGGGGCGGTGGAAATCCCGGAGGTACCCAAGGCGGCACAGGCGGTCATGGTGGTTTTGGGTTTTTTAATATACCTGTATCACAACCTTATTCAGTCCCTTTTACATTAGGAGCAGGTGGATCTGGTGGACAAGTTAGTCCTGGTCCTAACGCAGGAACAGCTGGAGCTGCTTCTAGTTTTAATACAAATTTAGTTGCAAATGGTGGTAACGGTGGAAATGGTGGTAACCAAGGACCCACTGGTCATGGAAATAATGGAACAACTCAAAATTCAACTTTTGATTATATAAATGGTATTCCTTTAGCAGATTCTAACGAAATATTATTTACACCGGAAGGTATGGTTAAAATAGGAGACACGCAAGGTCAGACAACAACTTATAACAATAGTAACACCATTCAAACGGTAGACCCTCAAGCCATAGGAATGAGAATAGGTGGCATGGGTGGAGCTTTTGGAACTGGAAACCAAACTACAACTCGTAGACCTGGAAGAGGTGGAACTGATGGAAGTGTCGTGGTTTATGAGGACATAGGTTAATTCCATGGCTTTTTTAATTTTTAAAAAAGAAGAGGGTTTAGTTAAAACAGAGACTACTCTTTTAAGAGCAGCAAAAACAGAAGCTGACGCACAATTAGTTCATAACGGACATCTTTCCTCAGTGGAAATAATTAATATAACAGATGAGGAATATGACTCTTTTTTAGTTGGGGATGTAAATTTAAAAGTTATAAATGAAGTTCCTTCTTTTGAAAATGTAGTTTTGCCAGATCCTCCTCCAGATGAGGAACTTATTCCAAATCAAGAAAATTTTGAAAATTTAATTAAAGATTGGAAAGAGGACTTAACTCGTCTTATAAATAAAAGATCTACACATTCTCAAATAGGTAAAGTAACAGGCGCTCTTGATTTTGTAACTAATTTAGATCCATCAAGTTTAACGTATCCAACATTAAGCGTTGCACATAGATTAATGGCAGCAAATAAATACGTCGACTTCCGTTGTATATAATACTTTACTTTTTTTAAAAAAAAATATATATTTTAAATAGAGTTATGAAAGATAATATTATAGAATTTTTATACCCTAAAAAAGCTAAAGAATTTCTTGAAGAAATTTTTCCAGTAAAAGCGGTTCAAAATATACCTGACTGGTTTAAAGATATTAAAGAACATAATCATAAAAAAAGAACTATAAAGGGTTGTGTCCCTTTTCTAGACGCGTTTACAGCCGGTTATATTTTAAAAATGCCATCAGATTTTTACATCAATCATAATTATACTAACAAAGATAAAAAAGATACAGCTTGGAGTTTTCCAATTAAGCATGGTGATATTTTAAAAGAATTAAAATTAAATATAAATAATAATGATGCAGTTTGGCATGATATAGATCAATTAGGTGGAACAAAAGGAGGATGTCCTTTTGTTGAAAAAAATAAAAAATTACCTTTTTATAAAATACAATATCCCTTTAGAATTAAAACACCACCTGGTTATTCATGTTTATTTATTCCTCCATTAAATAATAAAGATGATAGGTTTGAAATTTTTTCAGGAATAGTTGATACAGACACTTACTATAATTATGTTAATTTTCCTATTTTATTAAACGGTGATAAATATCCTGTTTTAGAAACTATTATTGAAAGAGGAACACCTTTTGCTCAAATAATACCTTTTAAAAGAGAGTCTTGGAAAATGTCTATAAAAGAGGATAATTTAACGAGAGCTCAAGCTGAGCTGTCAGTAATGGGCAGATTTATACATAGTTATAAAAAATTATTTTGGAGTAAAAAATCATGGAAATAGATAAATTTATTCAAGTGTATGATGATATTTTTCATGTTGAAAAAATTGCTGCTTTAATAAAATACGCAGCCAATAAAATAAAATTTGAAGACGCTGGCATAGTTGTTGGAAATAATGAAAAAGACGTGGTGGTGCAAAAACAAATAAGAAAAACTCAATCATATAATTTTAATGATAAAAGTTTATCTTCATATCATTGGGGAAATTATTTACGTAAAAAGATTAGAGATTGTTTTCAAAAATATGAAACAAAATATAATACATCAGCTACAATAGTTTCATCTTTAGAAATTTTAAAATATGAAATAGGTGGTTTTTATAATATACATACAGATAATCATGCAAAATTTCCTAGAACTATAAGTGTAATTATATTTTTAAATAATGATTACGAGGGGGGTGAATTAAATTTTCATGACCCAATAACTAAAGAAATATATCAAACAATCAAAGCAAGTCCTGGTAGATGTGTATTGTGGCCATCTAATTTTATTTATCCCCATTCTGTATCACCAGTTACGAAAGGAACGCGTTATGCGGTTGTATCATGGCTGACTTAAATTGGAAATATAAAATAATACCTAAACTTTTAAACAAGTTCGAAATAAAACTCACTCACGAATATTGTAAACAAAAACACATAAACAATATAGACAATTTTGATGAAGGACAAAATAATTGTGGTGATACTTATTTTTATAAAGATCCTTTAATGGAAGTATTTTTAAAAGATAAAAAGAAAATATTAGAAAAATGTGTTAATTTAGAATTATTAGAAACTTATTCGTTTTGGAGATGTTATACTTATGGATCAGAGCTAGTAAAACATAAAGATAGAAAATCTTGTGAAATAAGCGTTACTCTTTTTATTGGATCAGACGGAGAGCACGAATGGCCTATATACATGGATGGAAAAGCAGTTAATTTAAAAGCAGGAGATGCAGTAATATATAAGGGTTGTGATGTCAAACATTGGAGAAAACCATATGAAGGAGATTATCACATACAAACTTTTTTACATTATGTTGACGCTAATGGAAAATACGCTAATCACAAAGGAGATGTTATAAATGAAAATTTTACAAAATAAAAAAGATGGTTCAGGTAGAATTATGTTTACCGATGAAGAAATTGAAATATTAAAAGACAAAGGGTATTTTGAAGTAAGTGCACTTACTTTGAAACAAATAGGTAATCATTTAGTAAAATTAGCCGCTGAAATTCATGAATATCTACCAGAAGAAACTCTTGGTGTAGATTCTTTTGATGATGAGCACATAAAACTTGAGGATAAAGAAATAAAAAAATTAGAAAGATAATGAATATATTAGCGATCCATACCTCTCATGATGGGTGCATGACGTACGTAAAAAATAATAAAATTATATTTCATACTCAATTAGATAGGTACAATAGATTTAAACATAATACATTTCCTGTTAAATCTTTATTTGAAATAATTAAAAATTTAGAAATAAATAAAATTATAATAACACATTTAAGTTCTCATACTAGCAATTCAACACAATTGTGGATAGAGATATTTAATAAACTTAAACTTAAAAATGTAGAACTAATATATTTTAAAGATCACTATCATCACATGTTTCACGCATATTGTGCTATGACTTGGGACACTAAAATTAAAAATATTTTAGTATGTGATGGTAATGGCTCTCCTTATAGTTTTAGTATTTCACCCTCATATAAACTTCTTTGTGAACAAGAAAGTCTATACTTTTTTAATAAAAATTTAAAACACTTAAAAACAGAATCTAATAATATTGGTGTTCGTTATGAAAACTTTACAGGTCAACATTTTGAACATGCATTAGAATGTGGAAAAACTATGGCGTGGAGTTTGTACGACGAAAGACCTGCAAAAATACAAAATGATTTTGAAAATAGTATGGACAAACTTATACATCAATGGGATATTAAAGGTAGTTTAAATTTTACAGGAGGATGTGCACAAAATGTTTTGTATAACTCTAAACTTTTAAACAAATTTAAAAATTTATTCTGTGATCCATTTAACGGAGATTTTGGAATAAGTATAGGTGCTGCTAATTATTTCCTTAATGGCAAAATTAAAAACGATCAAATATATCTAGGTATACCTCAAGACTTAAATTTAGATATTTTTTTAAAACACAAGATATTTAATACATCTCCTGATGAAGTTGCTAAAATTTTAATGAAGGAACCTGTGGCTATTTTTCAATCCAGAAGTGAACAAGGACAAAGAGGACTTGGAAATAGATCATTACTTATGAGCCCTATTCATGAAAAAGCTCATGAAAAAATAAACGCAATTAAAAAACGAGAATGGTTTAGGCCATTTGCGTGTTCAGTATTAAAAGAGTATGTTGAGGATTGGTTTGACATACCTATAGAAGAGTCTCCTCACATGATGTATGTTTTTAAAATAAAAAAGAATAATATTTTAAAAACAGGTTTATCTAAAAATAATGACTCTAGAATACAAACTGTCAGCAAAAAAGATAATCTACATTATTATGATTTAATTAAAGCATTTAATAAATTAACAAAAATTCCTATCGTAATTAATACAAGTTTAAATTTACCCGGAGAAGTTTTAGTTGAGACCATGCAAGATTTAAAAGAATTATTTGATAAAAGTAAATTAGAGTACATTTATTTACCAGAGATAAATAAGCTAATTAAGAAAAGCGTTTAAAAGCGTTGTTTTTGTTTTACTTTTTATGTATAGTCCCGTTATGCTACAAAAAATAGGATTTCAGCCAGGTATAAATAAACAAATATCCGAGACCACAGCAGAGGGTCAATGGGTGGACTGCGATAATGTTAGATTTAGATATGGCACACCTGAAAAAATAGGTGGTTGGAATCAATTAGGCGGCTCAGGATCTAACGAATTAACAGGTGCGGGTAGAGGTCTTCACCAATTTATAAATAGTTTATCTAGAAAATATTCCATCATAGGCACTAACAGAATACTATACGCTTTTTCTGGTGGAGTATTTTATGATATACACCCTATTAAATCTACAACGACGTTAACTAGCGCATTCACCACAACCAATGGGTCACCGACTGTTACGATAACTTTTAGCACCTCTCATGGCATAGGCCCACAAGACATTATACTACTAGATAATTTTTCTACAATTACAAATTCTAATTTTGGTTCTTCTGATTTTGATGATAAAAAATTTATGGTCACAACG